GCAGTTCATGGCCGAGTGCCTGCAAGACCACAAGCAATACGAATGTACCGCTATGTGGCGCAGCACACAGACAAGCCCTCCATTGGTTATCATCACCCGATGACCAGCTACCTCGAAGCGCTTGATGGATTGCGTATCTCGGATGAACGGAGAGCTGTCGAGGTTGTCGAGCTTAAGGTCCGTCTGGCCCAGATACACACCGCGCTGGTGACCCTCGGGATGGACATCGACCTGGAGCAACCAAGGGAATACCTGAAGGCGCAGGTTGTCCGCCTGCAAGCGCTCACGACGAAGGCGATAGAGTAGGCCACTGACATGGCAACACCCCGCAAAAAGCCCGAGGACAAGAAGAAGGTCGGGCGAGACACCAAGTACCGCAAGGAGTTCAACGCCCGAGCGTACCGCTATGCCCTGCTCGGCATGACCGACGAGGAAATGGCTGGCCTGTTCGAAGTGGCGCCGGCCACATTCTCCCGATGGAAGGCGACCCATCCAGAATTTCGAGAGGCCATTCTCCGGGGTGGGCCAGAAGCGGACGCCCGAGTGGCGCAATCCACCTATCGACGCGCCTGCGGATACCGACACAAGAGCACCAAGTTCTTCATGCACAAAGGCGAGGTCATCGCTCAGCCGTACACCGAGGTCTATCCGCCAGACACGCAGGCCGCGACCCTGTGGCTGTCCAACCGAGCCCGAGGCAAGTGGAAGCAGCGCCAGGACGTCGAGCTGACCACGCCGGCCGGCACCCTGGTCGTGATGTCGGCCCTGACGCGAGAGCCATTGCCCGAGCCAGGCAAGAAGCCGGCAGTAGACGATGGCTGACCTCTCCCAGCCCAACGTCCCGCGCGAGATCAAGTACAGCCTGCTGGGCTCGCCCACTCTCGACCAGTTCTTCAATGCCCGCAGCGATGCCATCGAAGGCCTCATGGGGCCATTCGGTAGCGGCAAGACCGTCGCGCTGCTCATGAAGTCCATATCGATAGCCCATGAGATGCCGCCCTGCCAGGATGGTATCCGCCGCTGTCGCTATGCCGTGGTGCGCAACACCTACGCGCAGCTCGAAGACACCACGATGAAGACGTTCTTCGCGTGGATTCCGCCTGCGACCTGGGGCAAGTTCAGGGATGCCAAGCACAGCTATGTGGTGCAAGGGTTCAAGGGGCTGGAGATCGAGTACATCTTCCGCGCGCTCGACCGGCCAGACCATGTGCAGAACCTGCTGTCGCTGGAGCTGAGCCACGCCCTGGTCAATGAAGCGCGCGAGGTGCCCAAGGAAGTCATCGGCCCGCTGTATGGCCGCACAGGGCGCTACCCGCCACGCGTCGAGTGCGGCGAGTTCTACCGTCGCATGATGATGGACACCAACCCGCCGGACACCGACAACTGGTGGTACACCAAGTTCGAGGACGAGCGGCCGAAGGGCTGGCGCCTGTACAAGCAACCCGGCGGCCTCATCCACCGCAACGGCATATTCACCGTCAACCCCAATGCCGAGAACCTGGAGCACCTGCCGGCCGACTATTATGACGCCATGGTCGGCACCATGTCCGAGTCCGAGGTCAAGGTGTACGGCTGCGCTGAGTACGGTCACCTGCAGACGGGCAAGCCGGTCTATCCCGAGTACCGCGACTCCTGGCACTGCCGCGAGTTCGACATCCCTAAAGGCTGCGCTGTCATGCGCGGCTGGGACTTTGGCCTGACGCCGGCGGCGGTGTTCATCACTGTCATGCCCAACGGCCAAGTGCGTATCTTCGATGAGCAGACCGCTGACCGCGCTGGCATCCAGTCGTTCGCCCCCATCGTCAAGACCCACACGGCAATGGAGTACGGATGGGCGACCGGCATCCGGCTCAATGATGTGGGTGACCCGGCAGGCGCATCGGCATCGGACACCGATGAGCAGTCCTGCTTCGACATCATGCACGCCTTGGGCGTGGACATTCAGCCGGGGCAGCAAGACCCGACGCTGCGCCAGGAGTCGGTGCGCTACCTGCTCAAGAACGCCATCGACGGCGAGCCTATGCTGCTGGTGCACCCTCGATGCAAGCGCATCCGCAAGGGCTTCCAGGGCGAGTACAAGCACCGCCGGCTCATGGTCGGGGGCAGCACTGCACGCTACGTCGAGAAGCCCGACAAGAACATGTACAGCCATCCCCATGACGCGCTGCAGTATGTCGCGGTCGAACTGGTGGGCGACATTGTGAGAGGATTCGCGCGTAAGCCGGGGGAGAGAGTGCAGACGCACTCGGTGGCGGACTTCGAGCCTATGGCTGGTCTCAACAGCAGGCCCGACTTCCAACACAGCCAGGCCTTTGCCGAGGCCGACTTCGACCCTTACTGAGGACCGCACATGGCAACAGCACTGCTCAGGCGCCGAGGCGCCGCTACCTTCGATGATGTCATCGTCGGCCCAGGGTTCCGAGGCGGCGTGAACCGCACGGCAATGAGTCGAGCGCCGTCTGCCACCAGCAGCTCGGGCCGGCCGGTCAGCATCACGCCCAGCGCGGCGACCACGCCGACCACCCCCAATGCGAACCTCAACGCCAAGAACCTGCCCTACAAGGAAGCCGGCGCCGGCAATGCCTGGGTCGGCATCAACGAAGGCAACGTGTTCGCCAACATCGACAAGATCCGAGCGCACCAGACCGAGAAGGAAGGCGGCAGCAAGCAGGCATGGGAGAACCTCTCGCGCTGGTCAACCACCAATACCGGGCCGAATGCCGACAAGGGCCAGCTCGCGCTGTTCCAGCGATTTGTCGATACGGGCGTGCGTGACCCTGGCCTCAAGACCTCGACCGCCCTGGCGGCCACTGACTGGACGTTCCGCGACATCGGGCGCGGCCAGCAGAACAAGAAGAACTTCCTCGACTCTACGTTCGGCAAGCTGCTCACGGTTGCGGCCCAGGTGGGCGCGACCATCGTCACTGGCAACCCGGCTGCGGCTATGGCTATCGGTGCTGCCTCGGGCGGCCTCAAGGCAAGGGGCGGAGGCTGGGTGGGCGCAGCGTTCGGTGCAGCTCAAGGCTATGGCGTCGCAGGCGCAACGAGCTGGGTCGCCAATGGCGGCCTCACTGCGCTGACGGCGCCTGCCAATGGCGCCGGAGTCGCTGCCACTGGCAGCAGCAGCGTTGGGGCCAAGGTCGCCAACGTCGCCAGCAACGTCGTGAACAACGCCCGCACTGGCCTCACCACTGCCGGCGCCGGGTTCGGCATCAAGGAAGGCGCGAGCCTGCTCAGTGCTGCCGGCTCGGTCAAGGAGCTGTTGACCGGTGCCGCCGTGACCGGCGCCGGCGTACTGGCAGCCAATGCCTTGGACGCCCCGAAGCCGGACACTATCAAGCCACCGCCTGGGCCAGCCGAGCTGACGCCCGAGGAGAAGTTCCAACAGCAAATGCTGAAGCGGCGCCGCGCTGTCGCCACCAACCTGTCGTGGGGCAGCAGCTCCACTGGCGGCCTCGGTCGCCCCACTCTACTTGGCGCCCCGTCGCGCCTGGGGGCATGAGTTTATGGAAGCCGCCAAGATCTGCGACATGTTCGCTTACCTCAACAGCGAGAAGTCAAACCTCGCCAACGAATTCCAAGCGGTAGTGGACTACTTCCTGCCAGACCGAGGGAACGTCACCCGCTGGGAAACACCAGGGCAGCGTCGTGGCATCACGCGGTATGACGACACCGCAGTCGATGCACTGGAAATTCTTGCCGGCAACTTCGCCGCCACCCTCACGCCAATGGGCAGTGTGTGGTTCGAGCTGGGCCTCCAGAATACGCGCCTGGGCGACAAGCCGAAGATAGCGAACTGGCGCCAGGAGTGCCGCGACCTGATGCTCGCCGAGATGGCGAAGTCCAACTTCTACCTCATGATGGACGAGATGTACCTCGACCTCTGCGGGTTCGCGACCACGGCAGGCTACGCCGAGATGGTGAACAGCCAGCTCCATTACTCGTGCTGGCCGGTCAAGGACTACGTGTTCACGATGGGCGTCGATGGCCGCGTTGACATGGTGCTGCGCCAGTTCGAGATGACGCCCATCAACATGGCGCGTCGGTTCACGCAGCACCCAGGGTTCAAGCAGCTCGGCGCCAAGGTGACCCAGGCATTGGACGAGAACGCCCGCGCCGAGGAGAAGCTCAAGTCGGTCAAGGTCATCCACGCCATCTATCCTCGCGACAGCTACTTCAGGAGCGGCAACGACAAGCTCGCGCGCGACATGCCGATTGCCAGCTGCTACGTCAACGAAGAGGACAAGGTCATCATCGCCGAGGGCGGCTATGAAGAGATGCCGGTCAACGTCGCGCGCTTCCGCGTAGCGGCTGACGACGACAATGGATGGGGGCGTGGTCCCGCATTCAAGACGATGGCCTCGGTGCGCTCGATGAATGCCGCCGTGAAGATGGGCTTCAAGGCAATGGCAAAAGAACTCGACCCGCCGCTGGTGGTCGAGGACCGTGGCGTCATTGGCAACATCCGCACCGTACCCAACGGCATCACCTACGTGCGCCGCGACTCGAGATTCGAATATCTCGAGAGTGGGGCTCGACCCGATAAGGCGCAGTTCTGGGTCACCCGGCTTGAGAACCGCATCCGCGAGGCGTTCTACGCTGACCATCTGCGCTTGCCGCCGCCGCAGGGCACGCCGATGACGGCGACCGAGATTCAGATCCGGTGGGAGCTGATGGAGCGCCTGCTCGGGCCGACGCTGGGCCGCTTGCAGGTCGAGCTGCTCAACCCCCTGGTCGAGCGCACGTTCGGTCTCATGATGCGGACAGGCAAGCTGCCGCAGCCGCCGCGCGAGCTGGCCGAGGAGGAGATGAACATCGTCTACACCGGGCCGCTCGCGAAGGCGCAGCAGATGCCCGACGTCATTGCCATCGAGCGCACCTACCAGACTGCCGCGACCATCGCACAGCTCAGCGGTGACCCGACCGGACTCAAGCGCCTCAATGCAGACAAGAGCACGCAGCGCGTGGCGAGCCTGTACGGCTTCCCGGCCGAGGCGATGCGTGATGATGATGAGATGGAGGCAATCATGCAGCAGCAGGCCGAGCAGCAGCAGGGCATGCAGGACCGCCAGGATGCCATGATGGCGGCGGACATGGCGGCGAAGGTGCCGGCGGCGGCAGCGTAAGCAGTGGCTGACTTCACCATCGAAGATGCCCGCGAGTTCGTTGCCAGCGAGATGGCAGCGCACGACGACAGCATGGCGCGCGAGGCCTTGGTGAAGGCCTACGCCGACCTCCACAACAACCCGGCATTCCAGCTGGTGATGGCGGACTTGGTGCGGACCTTCCACGACAGGGAGAGCGCCGCGCACGAGGAGGAGGTGGCAACCATCGACCACCCCTTCCGCGCTTACTACATCGATGGCGAGAGGCGAGCGATCCTCGACCTCCGCGAAGCAGTGAAACGAGCAGCAAGGGGTGAACTATGAGACTTCAATTCATGCACGGGGGCTACCGCGATGAAGCGAACGACGGAACTGTTGGTGGTGCTGGCGCTGGTGTTGATGGCGGCGCTGGCGGCGGTGGGGGCGGCGTCCCTGGTGGCGCTGGTGGAAATGGAGCGCCGTTCCTCGACCTGGTTCCAGCCGAGTACCGGGAATCCGTAACGAAGGCCGGCATCGGCGATGTGCAGGCGCTGGTCAAGAACTGGATGGACTCGCAGTCGATGGTCGGCGCCAGTGTTCGCATCCCCGGCAAGGATGCAGGCGAGAGCGACATCGCCAAGTTCGAGGACCGCCTGCGCACCGCAGTGCCGGACCTGGTGCGCTTGCCCAAGGCCGGCGACACCGAGGGCTGGGCCAAGTACTACGAGAAGCTCGGCAAGCCGGGTGACGCCAGCGGCTACAAGTTTGACCCTGTCGAAGGCATCGCGCCCGAGACGGCAGCCGACATGTCCAAGTTCATCGCCACGATGGCGCACAAGCACAACCTGCTCCCCGACCAGGCACGCGGCGTGTACGCCGATGTCGTGGAATCGATGAAGGCCTCGGGCGCTGCAGCCACTCAGGCGGCAGACGCTGCCAGCGCGGCGCTGAAGCTCGAATGGGGCAGCCTCTACGATGTGAAGATGGCAGGCGCCCAGAACGTGCTCAAGAAGTTCGGTGGCGATGAAGGCATGGCGCTTGCGATGGCCGAGCTGGATTCGACCGGCCTCGGCAACGTGCCGGCGCTGGCGAAGATACTCGCCCGCGTCAACGAGGCGATGGGCGAGGACGGCATCATCGTTGGCGATGTGAAGGGCCGAGGCAATGCCATGACCCTGTCCGAGGTCAACGCGCGCATCGCCGAGATTCGAGACAACACCAAGCACCCCTTCCATGACCCGATGAGCGCCGGCCACAAGCAGGCCATGATCGACATGGAGAGCCTGTACACACAGAGGTCTGCGTTGCAAGGCCGATAAGGCTGCGCTACCCTTTCCCTGCGTTGTGGAATCAGCTCCTGTGACGTACCTGGCCCCGGCTCGTTTTACTTCCGTTTTCCGAGCCGGGGCCATTTAAGGTCGGGTAGTCCTACGGGGTCCGACAAGACACGGTGAAAGCACCGGTGCGGCGTCCGCTTGGCGCAAGATGGGTCCGGCATTCCGGGTAGTCCGTCGAAGGTCTTAAAACACTTTCGGAGGGACCACCAATGTCCATCAATATCCCCGTCGCGCACGTTGAAATGTACCGCGACAACGTCATCATGCAGGCGCAGCAGAAAGGCTCGCGTCTGTTGGCTTGTGTTCGCAACGATGGCGATGTCATCGGCCGCACCGTTTACTACGACCGCATCGCCTCAACCGTGGCGAGCCAGGTCACCACCCGTCACGCCAACACCCCGCTGACCGACACGCCGCACTCGCGTCGTCGCGCGGACATGACTGACTGGGACTGGGCCGACCTCATCGACAACATCGATAAGATCCGCACCATCTACGACCCGACCAACCGTTATGCGGTGAACGGTGCGTGGGCAGTGGGCCGCTCAATCGATGACGTCATCATCTCTGCCGCGAACGGCGACAGCTATGAAGGCCAGTCGGGCGCCACCGTCACCGCTCTGCCGGCGGCTCAGAAGGTTGTCGTGGGCGGCGCCGGCCTCACCCTGGCGAAGCTCTTGGCCGCGCGCGAAATCCTCGACGCTGCCGATACCGACCCGGAGATCCCGCGCTTCTGCTGGCTGACTGCCAAGCAGGTGACCGACCTCCTCAACACCACCGAGGTGAAGTCGAGCGACTACAACACCGTGAAGGCCTTGGCGCAGGGCGCCATCGACACCTTCATGGGGTTCAAGTTCGTTCGCACGCAGCGCCTCCCCAACGACGGCTCCAGCAACCGACTGGTTATCTGCTGCACGCAGAACGCCATTGGTGTCGGCATGGGCCAGGAGTTGCAGGTCAAGATCGCAGAGCGCCCCGACAAGCGGCACGCCATGCAGGTCTACGTCAGCGCCTCGCTGGCAGCAACGCGCATCGAAGACGAGCAGCTCGTCCAGATCGCCTGCGCCTAAACCTTTTGTGACGGGCTGGGGATGAACCCAGCCCAAGGAGAACTCTCATGGCAGTAGTCAATCTCAAAACCGCACAGATCACTAACCGTGACGCCGTGCCCATCGTCATGCAGCCGGCGAACATTGCGGAAGGCATGAAGCGCGGCGCTGTCGGCACCATCGAACTGGCGAACGGCGATTCAATCGCTTCGACCTATCGCTTTTTCCAGGTGCCGTCGAACGCAGTCATCCACAACCTGCAGCTCTATTGTGACGCCATCACCTCGGGCGCTGGCGACATCGGTATCTACCAGACCCCCGACAACGGTGGTGCGGTGGTGGACGTCGATTTTTTTGCCAGCGCGCAGTCAATCGCATCGGCCATTACCACCGGCACCGAGGTACAGCACGAGGCAGATGCCACCGACGCTGGCGCGGGCTTTGGTCTGGCCGACATCGAGAAGATGCTGTGGCAGGCGCTTGGCCTGACGGCAGACCCAGTGCGTTACTACGACGTTGTGCTGACCCTGACAGCGGCTACCACCGCTGCCGGCACCGTCGCCCTTAAGTGCACGTACACGACCAACGTGGGCTAAGGTGACCTGGTCATCCGACGTTGCTATCTGCAATGGTGCCCTCGGCCTCCTCGGGGCCGAGGGCATCACTGCGCTGAGCGATAGCACGAAGCAGGGGCAGCTCTGCAACCTGTTCTATGAGCAGGTGCGCGACGAGACCATGCGCGCGTTTCGCTGGAACTTCTGTATCCGGCAGACCACGCTGAATATCCCGCTCGACAGCAGCGACGCCAACGCGCCCATCATGGGATGGGAGTACGGCTTTGCACTGCCAGCATCGAACAGTGACTACTGCCTGCGCGTGCTGAAGACCGATGGCGATGAGGACTACGTGGTGCGAGGTCGATACCTCTACTGCAATTCGACGTCCATCAACATCGAATACATTCGCCGGGTGCTGAACCCCGACGAGTACGACTCTCACTTCAAGATTGCCTGCGCCGCGAATCTCGCCGCGCATCTCGCCATGCCCATCACCAAGTCGAAGACGATGATGGAGAGCATGGTGGCGCTTTACAGAATGAAGATCGAAGGCGGCTATGGTGTGGACTCGCAGGAAGGCACCCCAGAAGAGCTGCAGTCCAACGAACTCATCGAAGTCCGTTACGGTTGAGGATTGAGATATGCCTGGTATTGAATCGGCTGGGCTTGCGTCACTGACCGGTAGCGGTTGGCTGGTTGCCCCGCAGAACAACAGCAAGTACCACTGGGAATTCGACACGTCGAGTTCATTCATTGCGCCCATCACTGGGCTGTACTGGTTTTCCGGCTGCGGCGGCGGTGGTGGTGGCGGCAATGGCGAGGCGGCGGCCGGAGGTGGCGGCGGTGGTGGTGGTGGCGCAGGGCGCGGCGGGTTTCGCGTGCCGTTATGGATACATCAAGGCGAACTCGTCACGGTAACGATTGGCGCGGGCGGCGCGGTTGCTACGTCCGGCGGCAGCACGTCTATATTCCTGGGCACCAGCCCAGTGTTGAAGCTGGGATTCAACCAAGGCGGCAATGGCGGGAATGGCGCGGCCGGCGTAGGGGGCGGAGGCGGCTTTGTCGGGGGCTCATTCCAAGGCCAAAGCGCGACGGCAGCCGGCGCGAACTCGACCTACCGCACAGCGTTCGGTGGCTTCCACTGGGCCAGCTCATCGACCGGGTCTGGCGGCGGCCACACAGGCCTGTCTGCCGGCATTGGTAACGTGCTCGAATCCGACCTCGGCGTCACATCATCCGGCCAGAGCGGTGGCGGCATGGGCGGCACTACGCAGTTCGGTCTCGACACCCTTTCTATCGGGCTTGGTGGCGCTCCCGGCGTCAACGGCACTGCGCCTGCCGCAGGCAACTGGGGCGCTGGTGGCGGTGGCGGCGGCGCCGCTGCGTCTCCGGGGGCCGGCGCGGCCGGTTACCAGGGCGTGTGTTATATCGAGGTGCACGCATGACGGACGCAACAACCCTTGACGCGCGGCTGGCGACGCTCGGCGGCAGCGGCTGGGCGATTAATGCGCTGGCCGAGGCGGGCCGGTCTTTCCAATTCACTGTCGCGACCACGTTCACCGTAGTCGAGGCTGGGCTGTACCGGTTCAGCGGGTGCGGTGGTGGTGGTGGTGGTGGTCACGGCGAGGCTGCCCTCAATGGCGGCGGCGGTGGTGGCGGCGGTGCGGGCCGAGCAAAGATGCGCGTGCCTATCTGGCTGGCGCAAAACGACGTTGTCGTGGTTACCCCAGGCGCTGCCGGCGCGGCCACAGGGCAGGGCGGAGACACCATCGTTACCGTCAACGGGCTGGAGCGTCTGCGCATCAAGGGAAGCGCGACAGGCGGCACTGGCGCCGCTGGCGCGGGCGGTGTCGGCGGCGCTGTCACGGGGTCATTCCAAGGCTCCCCGAGCGTAGCGGCAGGCGCAAGCGCCGCCAACCGCTCAACCTATCCAGACATGCACGGCGGCCTGTCCTGCACGGGGTCTGGTGGTGGTGCTGCCGCATTGTCTGCCGGCCTCGGGTGCATAGCCCCAAACGACAAGAGCCGGTCGAGTTCTGGCCTCAGTGGCGGCGGTCATGGGGGTAGCACCATCTTTGCCGGCACTGGAGTGACAACGGACTTTGGCGGCGGCGGCGCGGCTGGCGTCAACGGCACGGCGCCGACGGCA